CGTATATGTCGGGTTCTGATACTTTAGCAAAAAGAGTAACTGGCACCGGCTCTGTCGGTGTTGGTCCCGCTCGTGTCCGGGGGTTCCAAGTAACCACGGGTGCCGGGGCGGGAAGGCTTACCATAACGCAAGGAAATGGTGGCGATACGGCTATAGACATAGATTTTGGAGCAAGCACGTCTGATTCGGTTTTTATACCGGATGAGGGCGTAAGAGTGTCAGATATATATGTCTCGGTTTTAACGAATATAACTGCTGTAACTATATTCTATAATTAAAGGCGGAGGCATAAATGGCTCGTGAAGTTTCTTCCATAACTCGCATAGGAACAAGCGAGCCGTTTGAGCTTCAGGTCGCTCGAAACCAGATTTCGTATCATATTCCGTTACATAAATTTGGTTATAATGCGGATATAGGAACGTCTCCTGAAACAGTGTGGACGATAGGCGGTACATATACCTACCTTACGGCGGCTTCGACTTTGTATGTTTCAAGTTCGAATGCAAGCGATACGTCAGCAGGTACCGGGGCACGAACGGTTCAGGTGTACGGGTTAGACGCGAACTATGACGAAGTAAACGTAACGGTTTCGTTAGCCGGGCAAAGCGCCGTTCAGTTGGGAGAGGCGTCTAATTGGATTCGGGTATTTCGCATGACAGTGCGTTCAGCGGGAAGTTCGGGTGAAAATGTAGGCACTTTATACGTTGGGACAGAAGCGACACCCGCTTCGGGTGTTCCAGTAAATAAGTATGCTTCCATAGCAATTGGTGATAGTCAAACTTTGATGTGTGTTTGGACAGTGCCTAGAGGGTACACGGCGTACTTGCATCAAAAGGATGTTTCAGCGTCCTCTAGCGCGGGTAAATTTGCCATTTTTACTTTAGAGGCCCGTCCTTTTGGCGAAGTTATGCAAGTAAAAGACAGAGTTTTATTAGCCAATAATTCTACGGCGATTAGTTATTGGAACCCGATACCTTTTGCAGAAAAAACCGATATTGAAGTACGGGCGCAAGCAGACAGTATAGGCGGATCAATTACTGCTTCTGCTACGCTAGATATTACCTATATTTTGAATGGTATAGAATTAGATGGCTAGTACAAAGGCTGTAAAAAGAAGCCCTTCGGGGCGTCTTAGCTACCGAGGAGAAACCTTTTCCGGCTATAACAAGCCGAAAAGGACGTCCGGCGGTAGCAAGAAGTTTGCAGTTCTGGCTAAGAAAGGCGATGACGTAAAACTAGTTCGTTTTGGTGATCCTAATATGACCATCAAAAAGAACATACCCGAAAGGCGTGCTAATTTTAGAGCGCGCCATAACTGCGATACGGCAAAAGACAAGTTCTCTGCACGTTACTGGAGTTGCAAGAAATGGTAGGTAACGAGGCTTTAGAGAAGGAAGTAAACGACGTGAAGCGCCAGATAGCCGTCGTTGAAACTATTTTGCACCGCATTGAGAACAATCATCTTAACCATATGGAAGATGATATACGTGATTTGCGGAACAAAAACTGGATGATTTTGGCCGGTATTGCTAGTCAACTCTCTGCGACATTAGTCGCGGTTGTTATGATGGTATTAGGTTAGGGGAATTATTATGGATCAAGGTTCTAATTGCAGTCCACGTAAAAGAGAAGCCATGGGTTATTCGTATGGCGGAGAAGTTAAGAAAATGGCTAAAGGCGGTCGTGCCGTTAAAGGCATGAAAGTTGGCGGACCTGTAAAAATGGCCAAAGGCGGTTGTGCTGTTCGAGGCATGAAGTAATGGCTAGGCGTGGTCTTTATTCAAACATAAACGATAAAAAGAAACGTATAGCGGCGGGTTCGGGTGAGAAAATGCGTTCTCCGGGAACTAAAGGTGCTCCAACTGCCGCCGCGTTTAAAAAAGCGGCGAAAACTGCTAGGAATAAATAATGGCTGTTTCTGGATCAAAAGATTTTGAATTAGACGTCTCCGATTATATCGAAGAGGCGTTTGAGCGATGCGGAAAAGAGATGCGTACAGGTTACGATCTTAAGACCGCTAAACGCTCTTTAAATCTTTTGTTTGCAGATTGGGCTAATCGCGGTCTGAACCAGTGGACTATTCAGCAGGTGACCACCACGCTGACGCAGGGTGTATCGGATATTACGGTAGGCGCTGACACCATTGATATTTTGTCCATAGTAGTTCGCCGGGACAACACGGATTACGGAATACAGCGTTTGAGTAGGGATGATTACATTAATATTCCGAATAAAACGCAGCAGTCTAGGTCGTCACAATGGTTTCTAGACCGCTTAATTAGCCCCATTTTGAAGCTGTGGCCTGTTCCCGACAATAGCACGGACCAAATTATCTATAATCGTTTAGTCCGTCTAGACGACGCGGATTCGGCGACTAATACGTTGCAGATACCTTTTCGTTTCTACCCAGCGCTTGCCGCGGGTTTGGCATACTACATAGCCATTAAGAAAGCTCCGGACCGAATACAGCTTCTTAAAGCTCTGTACGAAGAAGAAATGCAGCGTGCAATGGATGAAGACCGGGATAGAGCGTCTTTCAACGTCGTACCTAGTTTAGCTTATTCCAGAGGTAGATAATGGGTAAGTTTGCTGTCGGCAAAAAATCTTATGGCATTTCGGACCGCTCAGGCTTTCGTTACAGACTTAACGACATGCAGAAAGAGTGGACGGGGATGCTTGTGTCAACTTAACCCTCGCCGCAAAGTTATTGACCCGCAAGCTTTACGCGATGCTCGCCCGGATAGGGTAGAACCTACGGTTATTTATGCGGGCCTTCCTTTGGTAACGGCTCCGAGTTTGGGTCCGGTTACGGCCTTTGGGCAAGTAGGTAGCGTGACGGTGGTAATTACATGAGTTTTACTTACGATCAATTAAAAACGGCAATACAGGATTACACGCAAAATCAAGAAACAAGTTTTGTAAATAACTTGCCGGTTTTTATACGCGTGGCCGAAGAGCGTATCTTAAAGAACGTTCAGCTCACTTTGTTTCGAAAAAACGCCACGGGTAACACGACGGCAAGTAATCAATATCTTGCGGCACCCAGTGATTTTTTAGCACCGTTTTCTTTGTCATACACCGACGGTGACGGCAATAAAGATTTTCTTGAGTACAAAGATGTTAACTTTGTCCAAGAGTTTAATCCGGATGCGACCACTACGGGCGCGCCGCGTTACTACGCATATTTTGACGTTAGTAGTTTTTTGATAGGCCCGACGCCCGATTCTTCGTACGCGGTGGAGCTTCATTACTTTTACAGGCCCGCTAGTTTAACTTCGGGGTCGGGAAGTAGCACTACTTGGTTAAGTACAAATGCGGAAGTAGCTCTTTTATACGGCTGTTTGATTGAAGCTTACACTTATATGAAAGGTGAAGCCGATGTCATGCAAGAGTATGAGAAACGTTTTGTGGAAGCCGTTACATCTTTGAAGAACTTCGGCGAAGCAAAAGAAGTCACCGATGCCTATAGGACAGGGCTTATCATTAGAGATAAAGCCTAATTTAAGAGGAAACACAAATGGCTATTACACAAGCTATGGTTACATCGTTCAAAGTTGGCGTCCTAGACGGCACGTTCGACTTTAGCAGCGGCACAGCACAAACATTTAAAATCGCTCTGTTTACTTCAGCAGCTTCGTTGGATGCGGCTACTACTGCGTATTCTGCGACTAATGAGGTTGCGGGCACGGGTTACGTAGCAGGCGGTAACACCTTGACTATCTCTGCAAACCCAGCTTCTACGGGCACTACAGCGTTTTTGGACTTTGCGGATACTACGTGGTCTACAGCGACTATTACTGCTCGTGGTGCTTTGATCTACTTAGCAGACGGCGGCACTAACCCTGCTGTTGCAGTTCTGGACTTCGGTGCGGACAAGACCTCTACTGCGGGCGACTTTACTATTGTCTTCCCAGCGGCTGACGCGAGCAACGCTATTATCCGTATCGCTTAGGTCCTGATATGACTGACGTTACGGTCCCACTCTCCGGTTGGGGATTCAGCACTTGGGGTACGGATTCGTGGGGCGAAGGTCAGGCTCTGCCTGTCGGTACTGGTGCTGTAGGGACTGTAGGTGTTACGGGTGATGCAGTTGTAAGTGTTACCGGCGTAGTTGGCACAGCGGCTCTAGGTACAGCCATAGCGCAAGCAAATGCAAGCGTTTCGGTTACTGGGCTTAGCGCCACAGGCGTTGCGGGATATACGGTCTGGGATGCCACTGTTTATCTAGGCGGTTGGGGTCGAGGAGTCTGGGGTCAAGGTTCGTGGGGGCAGTCACTAGGTCTCCAAGCTACCGGCGAGATAGGCTCAGTAAACGTCAAAGAAGGCGTTGGGGTATACGTCACTGGCGTACAAGCCACAGCGGCACTGGGAAACATTGCAGTAAACGCCGATGGGGCGATAAACGCTCTTGGTAACGCAGCTACCGGTGAGATTGGTACGGTAATAGTTAACGCGGATGCCAACTTCTCTGTCACAGGCGTAGAGGGCACAGGCGAGCTAGGCATAGCCGGGCCGATAACAACCGTAGCCATAAACGTCACAGGCGTAGCCGCAACCGCTACAGCGGGCAACGTAGCTATAATCGGGGATTCGTCTCTTGATGCTACTGGGCTGCAAGCCACAGCTACACTGGGCAATATCACTGTACTGTTACAGCAAAACGTCAACGTCACCGGCGTTCAGGGTACTACAGCACTAGGCGAGACAACCGAGACAGCCGGAGCAAAGGTATACGCCATTGGCGTACAGGCCACAGGCCAAGTCGGAACAGTTCTAGTTTGGGGCGAAATAGTGCCGAATCAGAATGCAAACTGGGTAGAAGTAGACGATAGTCAAACACCAAATTGGACGGACATAGCAGCATGAAGATAGTAAAAGAAGCAGTACAACTGGGCGACGCTATAGACCCCAAGCATGAGATTGAAGTGGTTTGCGCTAGCTGCGGCCACGATGTAGATGAAGCGGAATTAAGCGCTGACACTTGTTCTGACTGCGGCGAAGCACTAAACTTGCGTCAGAATACAAAGATTTACGCGACAAGCGTTCCGCCTGCTGGCGGTTCCACGCTAGTGTAGGTACTGGAGAAATTAAATGGCTACTTATGTAAATAATTTACGGCTCAAAGAAATCACCACCGGTGATGAGGACGGCACTTGGGGCACCAGTACCAATACTAACCTTGAGCTGATTACCGACGGTTTTAGTTACGGCACGAAGGAAATGGCGGCTGACGCCAACGAAACCTTCACTATGCCGGATGCCACAGCAGACGACACTCGCTCGTTCTACTTAAAGTTTACTTCTGCGGTGGACCTAACAGCTACTCGTGAGGTTACGCTTGGCCCAAACACTATCTCTAAGGTGTGGATGATCGAGAACGCTACTACCGGCGGCCAAATCATTACGATCAAGCAGGGTTCAGGCGCTACGGTAGACATAGCTAATGGCTCTAAGGTCATGGTCGTCACAGACGGTGCGGGCGCAGGCGCTGCGGTTCTTAATGCTAATGTTAGTGTTAATGTTGATTTAACTTCCGACGTAACGGGCACACTCCCTGTCGCTAACGGGGGTACGGGGGTAACAACTTCTACTGGTACAGGCGCTACAGTTCTTAACGTAAGCCCCGCGCTTACTACTCCTAAGATTACTACAGGAATTCAAAACGCTAGTGCAGCCACTGTAATCTCGATGGACTCTAATCAGTTCTTTGCGGGGGCGTTCTCAGACGAAGTAACTGCTTTAGGTAATACTGGAACAGCGGTAACCATCAACTGTAACGAAGGCAACGTATTTACTGCGACCCTGACGGGTAATGCCACTATTACTTTGGCTACACCTAACAGCACGGCTAACCGAGCAACCTCGTTTACGTTGGTCCTCACTAATGACGCTACTGCCTCCAGAACGGTGGCTTTTGCAGGCGGCACGTTTAACTATCCGGGAGGTGCTGTTAGTAGAACTGAAGACGCTAACGCTACGGATATTTGGTTCTTTTTCTCGCCAGATAACGGCACAAACTGGTATGTAAGCATACCTATGAAAAACTTATCATCTTAATTTAAGACAGCCTAGGAGGCTACTAACATGGCATTTACTGAAGAGCAACAAGCACAACTTGATATCCAAACCACTACGGAAAACAATCGTGCAGCGAATCAAGCTGTGGCAGACGCTAAACGGGCAAAGCTTGAAATGGTCCGTATGGCTAAAGAAATATTAGTTGAAAACCGTCGTACGCAAGCTGCGGCTGACGCTACTGATATTACAGCCAGTGCCGTAACCGCTTTGGCTACAGATTTGACCGCCTTTGTAAATAGTTAATGGAAGCTTACGCTTACTTCTCAACCCCTATACACCGTGAAGAACGGCTTGAGTGGGTAGAGGAAACGCTAAAGCATACGCAGAAATACTATGACCAGATGCAGCCCTCCGTGGTAAAGCAAACTGGGCATATGGCAAATGACCCTGACCTTGGGTATTTAACGTCTTACTTTCGAGATAAGGGTGTTAGCATATTAAAGGATCAGGGTTATTTAACAGATGAGTATGAGTTTTACGTATCTGGGATGTGGGGCCAAGAATTTGCGTGTACTGGCAGTAATATTATGCACGTGCATGGGGATAGCCAAGTATCGGGGTTTTACTTCTTAGAAGTGCCAGAAGGTGGGTCTTACCCTATATTTGACGACCCAAGACCGGGCAAGCGCATGGCGGATTTATGGTCAGCGCCTAGCGACCAAGTGACAATGGCTACGCCTCAAATACATTTTAATAACGTGCAAGCAGGTACTATGATGTTATTTAACTCGTGGCTACCGCACATGATTACTCCAAACCAATCTAATAATCCGACAAAGTTTGTCCATTTTATTTTGTCGCAAAGAAAAAGGTTTATTTAATGCAGCACTTGCTGACGCCGTATTCAAGGAAAATAGAACCGTTTGCATGGTGGGAAGGCGCTTTTACAGACCAAGAACTTGATTGGTTACAACAAAAAGCAAAAGAGGCTACGCAAGAAGCACAGGTTGGTGGAAAAAATGGCGGGGAAGTTAACGAGCAAATCAGGCGGTCCGAATTAAATTGGTTAGGTAATACTGAAGAAACACGTTGGGTTTTTGTAAAACTAGCGCAGGTTGCAGCAAGTTTAAACGCGGACCATTTTGGGTTTGCTCTAACCGGGTTTGGCGAACCCTTGCAACTAACAAACTACCACGAGGCTAAGCAGGGTAATTACGTATGGCATCAGGATTTTGGAGCCTCGGGGGTATCGCGTAAGCTTTCTATGGTATTACAACTTTCATACCCAAACGACTACGAAGGTGGGGAACTACAGTTGTTAACTAGGAAAGAACCGACTAGCGTACAAAAGAAAAGAGGGCTAATTACCGTGTTTCCCGCTTGGACATTGCACCAAGTTACTCCGGTAGTTAGCGGCACTCGGCAAACATTAGTAACATGGGTTTCGGGGCCAGCGTTTAAATGAATATAGAGTACAAAGATTTTATAGGTGTTTTTTCCGAGGTATACCCCGAGGGATTTTGTGAACATTTGGTATCTGAGTTTGAGAGGAATAGAACTCTTGGTGCCGGAATGGACCGGCAAAATGGAGAGAATGCGGACAAGCACGTTAAAAATGACTATCAAATTTTTTCTAACGGTAAAAATATAAACTTTGAACCTTTTGAAGATAAAAACACCGTCGATATGTTTTTTAAAGGTTTACAACATTGTTTCGAGGCATACGGCAACGAGTTTTCCGTTATAAAAAACATAAACATAAAATGTAATAACATGAAAATGCAAAAGACCTCTAGCGGTGGGGGCTATCACATATGGCACGGCGAACAGGGTAACGGAGAGCAGGCCAACCGTGGGCTAGTTTATATGCTTTATCTTAATACGCTGCCGACCGAGGCTAATGGCGAAACAGAATTTTTATATCAACAACGGAGAATAAATCCCGTTGGGAATACCATGGTGTTATGGCCCGCAGCGTTTACACACGCGCACAGAGGAAATCCAGTTTACGGGGATAACTCCAAATACATTGTTACAGGG